GGACGAGAAAAGAAGTTGTCCAAATTATTTTCTCCAAAATCTTGTATGGAACGAGTGGGGTCAATAGGACTTGTTAGATCATATGAATACGTAGGAACTTGATCTGAAAAAGCGACATTCTGAGATGACGTATTTGGTGCGACAGTTCCAATAACACCTTCAGTTATTTGTCCCGATTGTAGAACAAATGTCGTTGCTTCCACATCCATGGAACAACGAAGCGCTAAATTTAAAACACACTGCTCAGCGACAACAATGTGAGTTTTTGTAAATAATTTTGTTGTAAGTCAAATATCAAGAACGCAACTGACTCATGTTGCGGACTAGTTTGCATCTTACGGCCGGCGACACCCCCTCTAAATAGAGGTACATAACGAGGTATGTGCCTAAGATCGTAAAGCCTAAATAACATAATAAAATGCAATAACTTCAATTATTCGGTAACCAGAACGAAATTCATGTTTTGCTTCAAAAATTTTGCAAGTCTCCAGACATGAAACTGGAACAGCTTTTGTTTGCCGAAGCGCCCAGAGCTACAACTGGGCAATGTCATGAGCGATATCTCTATCCAGCTCAAGACTAACCGCTTGTGAAAGCTCTTCACTTGGGAGCGGCTCACCCAAGTAAACATGGCGCCAGACGATAACACGATCGTCATAAGTGTGCTCCAACTCATTACAAAATGAAGTTAAATCTGCTGCGGCTACAACCTGTTTCAGTTGCATTCTCCGCATTTCAAATACTTCAGGACCATGATTAAACCACTCACGCAAAGCGGTGTCAACATTGATACCACTTGCGGCTTCTTCTGATAGAGGAGACTTCTTCGATCGCAAAAAACAATGCAACATCTTAAAGCATGACCCCTCCGCCAGGGCACCAACAGAAACACCAAGAGCCTGATGATACACAGACTTTCTCTTCAAGAATTCAAGATCCTCAACTGGAAGAAATCGTGTAATTAGAGACTCTTTATCAGGCATCGTGTACGTTTGACCATACTTACCAAGGAACGCAGATATAGTATCAATACCGAAGTCATCCAAATCTACAGACACAGAGCCAACATTGTCATCTCCATACGTCATCAATTTGACTACATCTCGAAATGGCACACTACGTGGAACGTCATAATAATGACAACGCATATTCAAACTCCCACATATACCATTCAAAACGGTTGTAAGGGAGTTACCACTAATGTGACCACCTTGGGTAAGACTGATTAGATCTCCATTGAAAGCAATCAAGGCATATACAATATCACCAACCATACTCTCCAT